CAGCAGCGAGAATTCTGCCATGGATCATTTCTCCGGTTCCACCGATGTCGTCTGCGGCGGAGGCGTCGGCGGTGCCGGCGGTGCGGTTGCCATACTCGCCCGGGCGGCGCTCACGCCAGCGGCGGCTCGCGCGTGGGCCACGTCCATCTCGCCCGGCTCGCCGGCCAGCCAGGTCAGCCAGTAGATGAGGGCTCTCCACATATCACCACCCTCGCGCGTGGTCGATCAGTTCTTCACCGTCGCGGCGCGGCAGCGGTCGCGGCGGCACGACGGCGTAGTCCTCCGGTGCGGCCTGGATCGCATGCTCCTGGCGATACACCGGCGGCCGCTCGAGGAACGCGGCACCCCAGAGCAGTAGCCGCGCAAGCTTGGCGACCGTCTGCAGTACCGGCCTGCTCTGCTCATAGGATGCCACCACCGTCGCGGCACCGTAGCCGACGGCCACCGATACGAAGAAACACAGGGCCAGCGCACGGACGCTGTACTGTCGATCCGGCTCACTCGCAGCAGTCATCGGGCGTCCATCCGTAGTGGTGACAGTGGCAATGGCAGTGACAGGCGGACGACCCGACGGCCATGCCGAGAGCGACGGCGGCGAGCAGAGTCAGGGCGGCCAGACATCCGGCGATAACGGTGTGGGCCGAAGAAGCGTCCTTGCGAAACATGCGGCGAAGCATAGTGCTACTCCTTTGGTACTGGCATGAGCCAGTTGGCGTTGTTCAAGTCTCTGTGTTTGAACCCATCGACACTACCGATTGCGTATGAATCGTCCTGGCCGAGGATGCGTTGCATCGTCTCGCGCGTGCACCAGAACGATCCTTCCGGCTGATCCTCGGGCCATCGCGGCCCGGACACCCACGAGGGTCCCCAGCTATTGAGCACGAGAGCGCCGTCTTTCGGCGAACCGTTCGCCGCAAAGCGCGTTCCTAGCACCATCATCTGATGCATCCATGTGCCTTGGCCTCGCGCGAATCCATGCTCATCACGCTGCGAGGAAAATCCCTGCGAACTCGCGATGGTCACCGGATAGCCCGAGTCGATCGCGGCACACAGTTCGTCCCATGTTTTCACCTGGACGACGTGCTTGCACGGGTGTTTCTTCGCAACTTCGTCGAGCTTGCCGCCGTCGCCCTCGCCGCCGCAGCCGAACGCGCCCCACTGTTTCGCTTTCTTGCTGTCGTAGTGCGTGAGGTCATAGCCGAGATCGGGATACGGGATGCGATATACCACGCCCCAATCCGACAGGAACTTCGCAGCACCCCAGCCCGTGCTGCCGTCGGAGAACCCGCCGACCGGCCGCGCGCCTGAGCCGTCTTTGCCGCGCGCTTCGACTCGCGAGCCTCCGTAGATCGCCTCGGTCGATGGCGCGACCGGCGGTTCCGATCGCTTGCCAAGTTCGTAGTCCACAGACTCCGCAACCCACACGGCGTGCATAGCACCCCATGAGACGCAGTCGCCAATGAGTTGCTTGCCGACAATGAATGGCGTGCCGTATCTGTCTTGGTGCGCCTTGTACAGCGCGCGGTAGAGGAAGCGATCCTGCCCGGAGAATTTCTGCATGCACTCCGCGCCGGCCTCGGCGAAGTACGGCTGCGGCAATCCGTCAAGAAAACGCCGTACGCCCTCTGGGTCCGGCGTGTAGCCCTGCGGCTGATCGACTGGCGGTGATTGCTGCGGCAGGCTGGGCCGCTGTAGCGCCCATGCCGCGAGCAGCAGGCACGCGCCCGCGAGGATAACACGCAGTGCGACAGACGCCTTCATCTCGCGTCCTCACATGCGGCAGCGATGTCCCGAAACGCCTGCACCCATTTCGCCCGGGCTTCGGGCGTGAGCGGGCCGCCGCTGCGGCCGGCGATCGCGGTGAGGTGACGGTCGATCGCGTCACGCACCAGCGGGTATTTCGCGCCGAGGCTGACGCCGCGCACCAGCAGCACCCGCGAGCGGATCCGCAACTCGTCCAGGGCTACGCCGGTTTTCAGGAGCGGCTCGGGTTGCTTCGCGTCCCATTCGATTTCGTCCGCCAGCTCGCCGCACAACGCACCCAGGATCGCAGCATCGGCCGCGGCATCCGAGCCCGTGAACAGCCCTCTCAGCGAGAGTGCCGCCGGCGGAGGCGGTGGCGTCGGCCCTGGTGCGGGAGCCGGCCGGTACTGCATCCACGCCGCAGCGGCGAGCAGCACCACCGCCGCATAGTGCGACGGCATTTTGCGGATGTCGATCTGATGCCAGTGATCGCGTAGCCAGGGCCAGCCGAACGCCAGCGCGGCACCGACCAGCAGGAGTGTCGTCATGCACGCACCAGTGGGAGGAGGGCTTCGACCGCACCCGACGCCAGGCTCATCAGCAGCGACCGCACCGCGGGCCGCACCAGCCACCACACCGGCAGCGCGATCGGCGGCACCGCCTGATCAGCCAAGCGGTCAAACAATGATCCGACCGCCACCATGACGAGTGCCTTTTTCTCCGCACCGTCCATGCCGCTGACGACATCTAGGCTCGTCACCGTCAGCCGGAGGAGTGCGATCAGCAGTTCGCCAAACTCCGCCCAGGTGATGCCGTCCGACGCCTTGGCGACGGCCGTGTCGAGGAACGCCTGCACGGCCGAGGCAAGGTCGTCTGCATCGCTCGCCGCCGCGTATGCCGCTGTGGTAATGACGCTCATTTCTGGGCCTCCAACCATGCCTTGAGATCCGCGCCCGTCGAGAATCCGACAGTGCGGGCAACCTCCTTGCCGTTGATTTCCAAGACAAAAACCGGCACGGCCTTCACTCTGTACAGCCGAGCGAGCAGCGGCTGCGACTGCGTGTCGATGCTCGTCAGCGTGTGACCAGCCGCGATCGCCGGGTCCGATGCGATGGCGGCTTTCGCGCGGTCGCACGCTCCGCAGCCGGAGCGGGTAAAAATCAGCAGGTCGCCGGCGTGAGCCGACAGGCTCGCGAGCGAGAACACGATGATGGCGGCGATGATGCGCATAGGGCATGCCTCCGGGGTACACCCCGAGTGTGCCAGACCATCGGCCACACTTGCAGTTACGCCCGGATGGCCTCGTGCCACTCCGCCATGAGCCGCCTGTTCGCGGCGGACGCCCGCCACCAGCGCTCCAGGATCGTGGCGATCTCGTGAGCCAGGAGCCCGTAGAGCACGGTCCATGTCATGTCGTACTCCACCGGCTCGCGGTCGCTCTGCCACTGGTGAGCCCGCTTCACCGAAGCGACGATGCCGCCCAGCACGACCGCCCGCTCGCGGGCTCGGCTCGCGTGTCGCAGATACTCGGGCTCCCACCACTCAACGCACAGATCGGTGATCGTCTCGACCGTATCGCGGCCAGCCATGTGACGCCGCAGCGGAAGCTGCCGCCACACGTGCTCGTGCAGCTCGCGGCGAGTCACGGTGCCGCCTCCGTTGGTTTCGGCTTTGGCGACGCAGGCCGCAGCGATTGGCCGCTGACGCGTCGCGCGGCGGCGAGCATCGCCACGGCGGCCGGCGACAGTGTGTACCCGTGAGCGTCCATGCTCACAGTGTCGCCCGAGCGAAGCGCGTCTTTTAGTTCGCGTCCTCGCGACTGTCTTCGATCACCGCTTGGATGAGGTCATCGACGCGAATGTGCCTCAGAGAAAACGGCGTGCCCTTCGCGACCTCGCGCGAAAGCCGCATCTCGGCCGACCATGTCGCCTGCACGATCGTCACTCGCGCGGCGATCTGCGGCGCGAGCGACAGGCTCGACTGGCTCGCGAGCTCCTCCGCGTCATCTGGCCTCTCCGCTCTCGGCGGCTTGTGGCGGCGCGCTCGATCGAGCCGCTTCGGCATCGACCACAAGTCACGCAGAGAAATGAGGTTGTCTTTCGATATGGTCCAATGCGTGCATATCTCCGCCATCGGCATGTACGATTCCCACTGCGCCTCGAGTACGGCGCGATCAATCGCCGCTGTCGAAAACATCTCGAGGCGTCCAGTAGGACACGCACCGGCTCGACGGGTTGAGATACAACCGCCCCGGCATCGTGCGATGAGCACACACGTGCTCGCAGTCCTCGCCGCTGTATTGCATGGCGAGGTATGCGTCCCTTCTGTAGAGCGCTAACTGGCCGAATGCACTGTTGAACCGCAGCGGCAGCG